GCGGAGTAGTTGTCGAAAAATCCCATTGAGATGGCGCCTAGACCATTGAGGGCGCAGATGCACTGAAGGAATGAGACGTAGCTACATGTCACTCCATCTGCGCCATTAGCCCTCAGGTCTCCCAGAGCGTTGTGGTATGAGTTTATCCTCCCTCTCAGAGTCTCACTAGGAATATCATAGAAGCACGGGAATATGAACTTTATGAAGCAAGGGGATATGGTGTTCCCGCTGTAGAAAGCTGAGTTGAACTCGTAGAGTGGTCTATTTGTGACAGTCGACTTTATCGCGCTTGTCTCCACACAAAATGCTCTGTCTACATGCCAGATGCAGCGAGACATGAACTCGCTAAATTCTTTGAAGAGAGCCTCATAATCATCATGATCCGTGGTGACAGTTACCAGGAGTCCACTATCATCTGAAGACACATTTGTGGTCATGTGTAAGATTATGTCAAGCTGATTTGCCTTTGTCTTCAGCATCTGTTTGAGATAGAGTGTCAGGCAGACATGCAGTAATGAAGATGTGTAGTGCAGGATGCCTTGCAGCATGTTGCTCTCATTTCTAAGAAGCACGCGCTTGGGCCCTTCAATCAGGTCTGGTTCGGATCGTCCAAGGAACTCCTCTTTCAGCTTGTTGGTCTCTTCGCTGCTCACCTCAGTTTCTGGGTGTGACAAGAAGGCGTCGACTAGATCCTTTGGGAGCTCGAGCTTCTTTCTACTGTGTATATTGAGTATGAACGCGAACATCTCAGACATCTCAGGTATCAATGTTGAGAGCATTGTATAGAACACGGGGTTGACGAACAATTGACACCATGTTGTTTTATCCAGTGACATCCTAGTTGTCATAGTGTGTTTCAATCTCCTCTTCATTATCTTGTCGTTATGAGCAGCCAGAGTCGACATCTTCTCCTTGGGCTTCGTGAGCATCTCGCTCTCCTCTAATAGGCACAGGTGCTTTGAGACTTCTTCTAGGCACCTGACGAGACATCGCGAAATGATGTCAAGTATGAGGATCTCCCTAACCCCTGTCAACTGCGGTTTCTTGAACATGCTAACCTTCACACTTAGGTCGTTCAACTCTAAGCACATGTCAACAAGATCTTGCATATTATCCAATAGATTCAGGCCTTGTAAATCCAGCTTCAGTAGCTGCTCGTAGCACTTCGCTCTCTTCTGCAGATTCTGCAAGTCACTAAACACACTAACCTCGCCGCGGAATGTGTCGACTGTGCTGGATTTTGTGCTGGCTAAATCTTCCATTCTGACAGACTTCAGTTTCCGCAGCGCACCTGCATATAACTCAGGGTCCTTCTTAAGCAGCTTCCTCCTCAGAAGCTCAGCACCAGTCTTGACTGCTTTCATGCTCCAGTCATGATGAACATAAGACTCAACGTTCACCAGTTCTGACCGGTCGCCTTTGACATGCTTCGAATGCGACAGTGCTCTCTCCTCCTTGCAAATCTTGTTGACAATCTGCTTTGCACCAGTGAATGAGCTTTGCTCATCCTTGTTGTGTGTGTGATTAACGTAGCACAGATAAAGCACCTGTTCGAGATTGCTAGCTGTACCGCCCCAGGGAGTGCTGATGCTGAATCTGAGCTCCCTGCTAGACATATTGGAGATTGATAGCTCAAAAGCTGATATCTCATCTGAGTCATTGTAGTCGTCTTCATTACCAGGTGTGCCACCCATTTCAACGTCCAAATCCCTGGAATTTCTCAAGTGGTGAAGATTCCACAAGTAGAGCCTACTGCGTACCGGCAGCTCTAATTTACTCACTATCTTTTCAGATCTGCTTATGGATGAGGACGCAATGAGCTCCATGTAGTAGTACCTCATGAGACTCATGGATTTGGACGTGTACTCTTTGTCTTCTAGGTAATGCAGGAGGAAGTACCTAAACATGCTGACTGACACCCGATCAGTGTAATGATAGCTGAAGCTACGGTTGGCAGTCTCCCATAAACCTAGCATTGTGCTCAGACAATTTGTGAGATGACAAACCTTTTGGCGTGTCAGAGAAACAAACTTGGTATGATATACGCCACTTGTGAAATGGACCTCTTCAAAGAGACTTGATATGGATTCAAATGGCTCATCACTAGCCAAAAAGAAGAAGATCGGTGGCTCGCCCATTCCAGCTGACCTAGTTGTTCTGATTACTAACTGCAACCCGTTCATGTTGAGGTCTTTTATTATGAATTCCTTCCCTTCAGTGTCCCTTGGATTTATTTTGAAGGCGAATGTCAGCTCATTAATTATCCTGTCCAAAACATGTAACGCGAAGCACTCTTCCAACTTGCACTGTCCCATGAATTTCATTTTGTTTTCAACACCGCTACCATCCTTTATCTCTAAATCATCAGCCATGTCAGCAAGCCATGATATGTAAGAAGAGTCAACAAGCTGAGGATCGCTCTCGATGTAATCAGTTATATCATGTGTGGCGCAGCAGCCTGCATAGCCATTCTTCCGTCTGGTTCTCATTTCAGTGATGTCGGGGTCATCCTTAAATTTCTTCGCCATGACGCCCCTTTTGGCGAATTCCTTAAGGTTCTCATTCGTCAACTTCACATTGAAGGATGATACCGCTTGGTGCCTCTCACCTTTGGGTCGCTGCTTCACAGGAATTTCCTTGAGGGACTCGAGATCTCTATGTTGATGGATTAAAGGGCCAGTCCTCATTAGAAGAGGGAAGTAATCTTGAGCAGCAGTATGATTTCCACGAGAACCCAGCCTTATCATTGGCAGGTGGACTATCTCGTTCACTTCATGCGATCCCTTCAACTCGTATAGAGTTTGTGAAAGACTCTTCTTGCAAGACATGGTGTATTTAGACTTCCCAAAGACCATCTTATGTCTTGAGTCGCAGGAAGAGACGTCAGACATAAATTCCTTGTCAATGATCACGTCGTTGACAGTGTCATCTGGAACCTCAGGAAACACAACAGACTCGAATTTGAGAAAATCGACAGTGTCATCCTGAACATCTTCCAGATCAACATCCAGCTGCTCAAGTATCTCATCTCTGATGGCTATGCCCATCTTCAGTGCAAGGACGAGTTTCTCAGCTTCAGCATAGGGTAGTGCTTCTCCTAGACAGCAGACGCCCGCTAGACTAACAGAGATCGCGTTGTAAAAGTCGATGCCGTCATTGAACAAGTGCTTGTATGTGTCAATTTTTGTCAGCACACCGCGAGAAGCCGACTCAGGATGATGGTTGGCTGATGTTATGATCTCATTCACGTGAACACCTCCATCCTGATCCCAGACCACATCAGGCGTCGCAGTCTTGATTCGCCGACCCTCAGTGATGGGACTAAATGCTGCGTGGACAAAATCGTGCGGCAAACACTTGATTTTGTCTATTGGCACGTTGACATGGCCAGATTTGCTCCGAAGAAGGCTAGAGACTGACGACTCGTCGCGCTCTGATGAGTAACTGAGTGTTACCGTGTTACCTGAAATGAGAACCAAGGGTGGCGAACCCGGGTGAATTATGTTAGCGGTGTTGACTGCTGAGATTCTGGGGACCGCGTTGGTGAGAACAAAGTTTGAGCTTATGCTGTATCCGAGACCTTTTCGCATTATGTTTTTATTTTCTTTCTACC